AGATGCATCTTTAGGATTATACCTTAGCATAATATTAGTTTCATCTGGCACATGTTTCCATACAACATATCTACATGCTCTCCAAGGAGCATTAGAAAAAGCATCTACATTTCCTGAGCCTGAATTAAATAGAGCTAGGTTTACAGGCCTATCTAATTCTGTATATATCCTAGATCCTGTTTCTCCAGATCCTGTAAAGACTACATTTTTAATAGTATATTCAAAGGCTTCATTCCATCCAAGTCTTGAAGCAGAATCATAAAAAGATATTTTATCTCCAACGTTTAACGTAAAAGGAAGTATAACAGGATCTAATATAGATGATGTCCAAGCAAGGTCAGAAGTAGATTGGAATGTAAGACCTCTAGAATAGTAATATGCTAAGTCTGAATTAAATATTACTTGGTTTGATTCACTAATATAATATAAGCATACCTGAGAACTAGTTACAAACGATGTATAATACGTAAATGATGGAACATTTTCTCCTCCACCGCCGCCACTTGCTCCTGCAGTAATAGAACCTATATTTATTGTACATGTGCTAGGTAAAGATACAGAAGGCCAATGAGCTCCTCCCGCTATACTCTCTCCGGATCCATTACCTGTACTTGGTGCGCCAGCTAGTTCTCCTATTCCAACGTATCCAGTAGTTGATCCACTAGATATAACAATACCTGATGTTACAATTGGGCTAAATGAACAGGCTCCAAATCCTATGTTTATGAATGAATTTGCATTTAAAGTTACATTAAATGCAGCTGCTCCGCCAGATCCTATATAAGAAGCCGACATTAAAAGTGAAAAATCACTATTTCCAAAACCATCTGGTGTTTCAATACTCCAATAATTAATAGAATAGTTCAGTATTTCTAAATGCGGATCATTAGGATCTATTGGTGCACCACCGCCACCACCTGATGTTCCCTCAATTGTTATTGAAGTTGGATTATCTAAATTATATATTTGAGATGTTGATGGCGATCCACTAATATTATGTAAGATAGGGAGATATCTCCAACCACCTTCATATATTTGTAAGTTAGGATTGTTTACTAATTGCTGAGTATATGGATTTGCTTCATCATAATTGAACAAAGATATGTTTGTAGTTTCTTGTGACTTAAATATGTTTTGAACTGTAAATATATTTTTATTCGCTTTAGTAAGATCAAGCACATTTTGATTATTATCTATAATATATTTTATTTGGGCATTAGATCTATTAGGTAGTAATAAAGAAGATGAATATATATCTACAAGATACGCATACTGATATTTTATCTTATCAATAGCAGCAGTATCTCCATATGAAATATTTGCTGGGCTTTCTGTATTATACTCACTACTAACTGTTTGTGATCCTCTATATCTTGGTATAACAGACCTTTCTAAATTGTAATTATAATCTTGAACTTGAGCATATGGACTGTTAGGATTTGTATATGTTGCGTAATTATTTATTTGTGCATTATTAATAGACTGAGTTACTATTCCATAGTTAACCGGAAGTAACTGATCAGAATTATAATCTAGATCAAATAAATCAACAGATCTTACAGATGCAGTTACATTTTGATATAATGCTCCTAAACTTACTTCAATAAAACCTGAACCTGTTCCTGGTAAATTAGATGCTTCTTTTTGGTTTAAAGAATTACCATTAGTAACTACTATTTCAGAGCCGCTAAATTCACCATTATATAGTTCTATATTTTGTGAGCTAGTATAAGAAGCCATTCCTAAAGGAGTAACAACAAAGCCATCCCAATAAGTAGAACCTGATATAGCTCCGCCATCTCCTGCATCTATTGTTAAGATATCAATAGACTGAGAGTAATCATTAAAAGTCACTATAGGTTCATGTCTTGCGTATTTATTCCTCTCTAACATATGAGATTTAACTATAATACCTGTAGAGAGATTAGCTCTAGCTGGTACAAAGTCTTTAATCGTTTTGAAAAGAGAGTTGTTATAAAACTTGATAAGTCTTATATATTCCCATATACTATGAGGTTCAGTATATGTAGAGAAATACGCATTTGATGCACTTACTAAAGGTTGGTAAGATTGAGAATACTGATACCCTGGAGATCCTATTAATTGATTTATATCGAAGTATCCTTGAGAAGCACTTATATTAGCATTAATTGTATCAGATGGTGAGAATCCTACTTCTATATCTGTAGTATTAACTCTATTATTATTCTGATAGTATTGTATACTTGTAAATGGAGAAAGTAAAGAAGACGATAAAGTTAAACTACCAGTAACGTCTCCATTACTTCCTGTTGCAATTGAAATTTTATATTCTGATGAATCTAGATCAAAAATCCCATCTACAGAATTGATAGGGTTACCACCAAATTCCCTAACAGTTAATATACTTTCTGGTATACCATATGTAGATATCAATGCCTTAACACCTCTTTCTGTTCCTTTTGTTTTTAACAAATAAGGTAAGTTATGATATAATCTTTTGTATAACTCGTCTTGTATAGTCTGGGCAGGCAGAGTAGTTAAACTTGAAGTAACGTAATTAGTAATAATCTCTGAACCTGTTGGAGGAAGTAGGGACCCATCTGGATTGATTCCAAACAATGTATAATAGAGGTTATCAGATACGTTTGAGTTTGTATATAACTGAATACCAAAGCCGCGTAATGCGTCAGATACGAGGTCTAATGATATACCGGTATCTGGATTATTAGTTGCATTATATCTGTTAGATACATCTTTATAGTATATCCATATGTTGTCAAAATGTTGTCCAATCATGTCAATAAAAGTGACATACGGTTGGTTATTTGGATCATCAAGTAGATACTGAGGTATTACATTTCTAAGAGCGTCTTTATTAGTTGAATCATAATAAGATGCACTAAATAACAATGATTGCGTGGTAGCTGTTGGAATTGTGTTATCGCCTCCTAAGAAGTTACTTGCTTGAGAAGAGGATACAGAATATAAAGTATACGGTTGTGTAGTAGTTCTTTTTGGCCAAGCCCAACTAGATGAATTAAAATATAGATAGTATTCGTATATATCAAAATTCCTGATAATATTATCTATAGATTTTTGAATAGAACTTACTGTAGAAGAAACAATTTGGGCACTACCAGATCCGCCTATAATAGCTTGTTGGGTTGCCAAATCATAACTGCTAGACTCTATTAATTGTAGTTTGTATACAAAGTTTCTAACTCTTTCTTCTGCATTAGAGAAGTGAATGAAGTTAGAGAAGTTAGTATAATCTACGTTTATATCTACAGACTTATCTTGATAATAGCTAGATAGTTTTTGAAAAGATGAACTTATAGGACTAACTATTAAGTTGTTATAGTTATAGTATGGCGTAGTTTGTCCATTCTTTGTATTAATACGAACATTATAGTTTGGTCCACGAAGCCCATTAAGATCTTGTTGAGGATCTACTTGTACTTGAATATCAACATCAAAGCTAACAGATTCAGCTACTTTATCTACAATCCATAACTGGGTTTTGATATCAAAGTCTGTAGGAAGAGGTTCATATAGTTTAATAAGTAAGTATACACCCTCTTCGTCTTCTGTTAATGCAATATTATTAGCAGTTAGAACTATATTATTTCCAAAATTCAGATAGAATATTGGATAGTAGTTTTTAGTGGATATATAAGCCTGGTATTGGGTAAAACCGTCTCTTATAATTGAGTCTGGTAATACTTGAGATGACAGCTTAATTTCTCTTCTAGTTTGTGAAATTTCTTTTATCCAATACTGTGTTCCAAATTGCGAGTTAAGTAACTTTTTGTAGAAGTTATATTGTACTGTTAAATTCCCTCTATTAAATCCTCTACTACGAAGATCTTTTTCTGGTTCTAGAGTTAAAGCCGAGTATGTATCGTTCTTTGGATTGTTTAATAGAAATGGATAATAATCAAAAGCGTCATAATCTGCTGTTAACAACTGTCCTTGCTGATCATATATGTATAACTCTATATAGTCATCAGTAGCACCAAAACTAGAGTTAATGAAATTAGATGTAACTAACGACTTATCTAGAGGCGTTAATTCTACAGGCTGCTTTCCTTCACCAGAGTATACTATGTTAACTAATTCCATTATATTAAACTATTAATATCTGTAAACGATTGATTCAAATCTAACAATTGTTGACGAAGCGAGTTAATCTCTTCAATGAGTGCTTGTTTTTCTGCATCTATAACTGATCCTCCGATATATTGCTGGCTTTGTTCAACAAGATATGTATGAGAGTTAATAGATCCAGATACAGATATTTCAAAGAAGAGATCTTGATAATATTGAAAAAACTGGTCAACAGTAACTGTAGGAGCCGTTTCTACAACTTGAGGTTGTAATAACTCTTCAAATTGAGTATCAACAGCTTTTGTGTACGTGTTTATACCATATATCTCTTTAACAAGATCTATATTCGCCATTATCTAACTACTTTAAAAATGAGATTATTATCTATTTCATAAGACTCACCATCAGACAAATCTGTTTTGATAAGTATTTTATAATATCTTTCTGGTTCTAAACCATTCATATACATGTTAAAATAACTGCTTGTACCATCACAGCTTATCTTTGTATACGTATCGTCAAAGTTTATAACCATATCCTCTGTTTTTGCATCTTGGACTGCCCAATATGAAGTTTGTGGAAGTGCTTTATTAACTGTATACAACGATGCTGTAGTAAACGTTCTTACTGGGTATTGGTCTCTGGCATTTATCCTAAACTTATATTTATCTGTTCCGTATTTATACACACTAGTATTATTGGCTAAAGTTACTAC